GTCGCAACACCAATCACACGCACCCTGAATATTTATGCCTAATTTTGTTTCTGCAAAAGAAACATTAAAAAATAAACATACAATTAAAGTTGCTATTGTTCTCATTTTGTTAATCCTGTTGTGTCAATGCCCTTGGATTTGTCATAACTACGCGCCAGACCAAGACCCAACATGCCGCCAATCAGTGTTTGCAGCAAGCTGGTATCAACCAACGGGAACGGGGCGGGTATGCCAAAAGTACCCAATATACCGTTCAGGATAGGCGACAAAAGCACTTGGTAGCCAATCCCCAATCCTGACACCCAACCGATAAACGGCCTCCATCCGGCCACAAACCAGTGCGGGTTAGCCGCTTCAGTGTTGTCAACGTCTATCTGTTTCAAAGTGGCGGCATACTCGTTCTGCATTTCAGTCAAAGCCAACGTCAATTTATTTTTTTCCGCTTCATCCGCGTCCGGTGCGACCTTGTCCAAAATCTTAGTGATCAGGTTCGCACCAGCCGCTATTGCATCATCTATTCCAAACATATCAATCTCCAAAATTGTTTAAGAAACTTGTTTAATTGTCATATAGCTTGAGCTTTTTCCATAGCCCGATATTGTATTTGTATTACCGTTTTTTAAAATATTTAGAGCCGCTCCAGTATTTTGATAAACATACAGCTCATATAAATTCTGCCCCGAGTTAAACAGATCATTTAAAAGCGTTTGAACCGTCGTTTTTGTTGCAGACAACGTGTTTACTGGCCCATCGGCTATAGAGCTTCCCGTGTTGCCATTCAAAATAAATAAAATTTCAGTTTGGTTTAATGGCGCTCCCGCACTTGAAACATCCCACATGATGCTTGCACCAATTTGGAATTGATGCAATGTCGAATTAGGTATTCTTAATGCCGTTGGCTGATAGACAACTGCAAAATAACCCGTTGTTGTCAAATCTGTTAAAATTGATGGTCTAATAGACATCACAAAAACATTTGACGAACCGCCATTTGCGGTTGTTACTGAATAATATGTCCCTTTAAATTGCGGCGGTGAACTATTATCATAAATGTCAAAATATACAGTTCCTAATTTAAAATTTGAATTATAAGGCGTGTCTGTATAAGAGCCATATAAAGGATATAATAAATCAGTTGTAAATGTGGCGGCAGTTGTAGAGCTGGCAGGTATTGTTGCGTAGCCAGCGGCAATGCAACAAATGGTGGATACTACTGAAGCCGGCCATGTTCCATTTGCTGGGTTTGACGCGCTGTAATTGGTATTTGGAACAGTAAATGTTGTCGGGCTAGTTACCGTGGCGGAACTTGCAGGTATCGCCACCGGATAAAAATAATTAGCATTGGTATAACCGCTGTCTGTAATTCCGTATATTTTTACATACTGACCCGTGACTAAACCATGATAATCAGTGGTGGTAAAAGTTATTGTTGATGCAGTTGATTTAACACTTTTGATTGAAATAAAATCAGTAAATTTTGATATATACGTTCCAGACGTGCCATCAGTGCTGCCATCCCATGCAACCGCCGTCGCCGTACCACTAGGGATTGATTGTGTTGTTTCCGATAGCGTTAAAGTGCAAGCCTGCACTAAGCCGCCAGAGGGGTAATAGTTGTTTGAGCCAACCGTCGTGTAATCAGCGATAACCCGGGATTGAAGCCCATTATTTGAAATTTGGCCTGATTTCCTAGGCCCAAGCAAAAAATCCCCTATGGAATTGCCATAAGCAATCGGGCCAAACTGGACAAAATAATTTATCAGAACACAATCAAGCCCGTTTACCCTATTATTTTGCGCACCGTTCGCCGCCCGTGAAACAGCATCAGTCGACGCGATATAATTAAGCACGGTCTCATAATGGCTACCAAACTCTATCCCAATATCCACATAACTATCATCCTGAGAAACGCATTTCACATTAGTAAACGTGCTGCTGCCACAAGACCCCAAATAAATTCCGCTTGTGCCTTGTGCGGTCAATTTGAATTTGTTTGATATTGTCCTGTCAACATAACAATAATTTCCGGTTGTTATTACAAGATTATCATTCCTTGACGCGCCATTTATGTTGGTTAATTGGTGGCCTGGCTGCGTTACAGGATAATCAATAACCACGCAAGAATTTGTCAGGGATGAATTTATATTGTTTATGGTCAACGCTTCAGACCAATCGGCAAACTGAGAGCCTACACGCTGCAAATCCCAGTTATACGGGATATAAATATCCCCAATTATTTTATAATCGGTTTTTGGGTCACCAAAAGCAGAAGACAAGTTATTAGAATGGTCATTGCACACATAATAGGTGTTTCCGTCGCCCACCGCTAAAGTTGTCAACAAATTGCTGCCGGGGGCTTGGGGCAATGTAACCCCATATTTGGCGTTATAGTTAGTGTAAACAAAACCGCCCGTATTGTAATACCACCCGGCTGGTTGCCCCACTATCGCACCGGCAGGCAAATAAATCCAAGGACATGGCCCGCCTTGGTTAGTGGTGGTTACGTTATTCGCACCGGAAACCCCATTGGTGTAATTGATGGATGAATTTGGCGGCGTTATAGTCAATACCCCCGCCGCCGACACACTAACATGCATGATGTTAGCGTCTGCAAGCCCCGCCGCCAATTGATAGGTAAGTGTATATGCATCAACCACCGTTATTGTGGTTGACTGGGTATTCATCCATGCCGCACCCATTCCGGCGATAACAGCATTTGCATAACTGCCGCCAACCGTTGTATTTAGATAGTGACCATTGCTTGAATATTTGACCGTCACTAACCCGGTCGAGTTGTTGTATTCAATAGCAACAATACGGCTAAATTCCGTAGAGCCACAATAAACTCCAGTGTCACATTGGTTAGTTACAACATCATCAACTGAAATTACAGTGCATTGGTTGTCAACATACACCGCATAGGTCGATGAAAATTGCTGGGTCATATAGTTTGGGTTTCCCAAACCATTGCCGTTAATATGTTTAATCCGCCCTATCGGCACATTTTTAACATGCAACAGCTCAATAAAATAACAATAAGCCTGGTCGCGTCTGTAACTTTCGTTAAGAATGTCATTATCGACCGCAAAATTGATATTTTCGACAAACAACGTAGTGTTAGCCCCAGAACCATGCCCCGCGCTCACCATTGTTGACACTAAAGGTGCATTAACGCCCGTTCCGGCAAGCAAAAACATCGCATTAAATATTGTCGAAGCGGTATAGGCAACGTTAGAACCATGCACACCAACAAGCGTTCCCGTTGGAATTGTCGGCTCAAATGTGCTGTCACCCGTGGAATTGTCCGCCACAAAACAAAGGTTGCTTCCACTAGAAGATTTTAAAACCGTTCCCGTGGTTGTTGAAGTCATTTGGCAATAATAAAGACCAGCTACGCCACCCGCCACAGCCCCCGATGGCAGTTTTAACCAGCAATTGGCATAAACGCCCGGTAACGGCGTGTTCAGCGTTATAGTGCCATTGGTCGCAACCGTGCCATTTGGCGCAAGGAAAGCCGCCACGCCGCCCGTATTCTGGTAAACAAATTTATAGCGGTCAGGAATGTAATAGATTGTGTCACCAACCGACAACGAACTGAACGCTGGCAGTATGTAACCAATAAACTGATATGGGCCAGTAACGCCATTAGTAACGCTGGTTTTGAACAACGGCAGCGACGCGCCCCAAATGCTGGCCTTGGCGGTTGCCACGTCAGCCAGATAAGCCGCTTGATACGCCGCATAAGCCGAACTGCCCGAAGATTGTGAAAACGCATTTGTGAACGGCAGCACCAAAATATTCTGGTAAAACAAATAACCATTAGTTAACACACTGGTTATATTGTTCAATTTGCCAAAAATCGGCAAATCCGTAGGGTAAGACAACGTGCCTGTTACCGTGCTTCCCGACACACTACTGCTGATGATCTGCCCACCTTGTGGCCCACGAGTACCTTGTGCCGCAACGCTAGAGTAAGTGTTTTCCAGCCAAAAACCATAGTTTGTTCCGGCGTAATACGTCCAATAATAATTTGAAAACCCGGTTGTGTATGGATAAGGCAACATCCCCGGCTGCATCCACACATTGCGGATGGTCATCACATTGTCATTGTTCGCCGAAGTCAGGCGTATTCCGTGTGTGCCAATGGCCCTTAAAACCGAGCTACAACCATTGCCAAAAATGGTGAACCCTTTCATCACAGGGATATTTAGCGGGTCTTGCCCGTTTTGTGGTAATGCGCTGTTTTGGTAATAAAAATATGAATCCAGTGGCGAATTGCAAAACCAAAAAACGCCATCCGGTACAAACAACGAAACGCCGTTGTTTGAACAATACGCCAACGCAATAGCCAAGCAAACCGTGTTCGCCAACGCCATCGACAATATCTGCTGAGTTGTCATATTGTAAGCACCGGAACTGCTGCTGTTAGCAACGCCGTTCCCGGTGTAATTCTGTAGCGGCAACGACTGAGCGCCAAAATCCGTTTGCAGGTTTTTGTAATACACCCCGCCACCGCCACCGCTATTGAACGCCGCCCAATCCGTAGCAGACAAATAACCGTCTTCTGTAATGGACGCTTTCTGCAACGAAAAAGCACCCGTTGACGGGTTGTAATTTAGTGGCGCATTCGCCGATAAATCAGAAAATTGTATGCCATCAACCCCCGGCGGCCCTTGCACGCCAACTGTCAATGCAATAATGTTGGTTTCGTTCATCATCACCACTGGCTGAACCACTTAAATAACCCCATTGATTGCATTAACGCCAACCGTCACCGGAAAGGGAGGCTGCTCCGTGACCGCAACAATTATAGTTTCTTGTGGCGAAACAACATTAGGCATGGGTCACTCCGTCATTGACAGGCACACTTCCTTGAATGAGCCGTGTCACTAGACCGCTTGAATACGTCAACAACAAATCATAAATGTAAGTGCCTGCCGTCAACGCGCCAGTAATGGTTGGAGTCAAGACAAGGTTCATGCCGCCGCTGGCTGGAGCGGGGAATGTTATATGCCCGTTTGCCATGCTCAATTCAAGAACAGAACTGCCCGTATAAGACGATCGTAGCATCATGTCAGCAGCCGTGACGCTTGTCAGGTCAATAGGCGTACCACCTGAAAAATCACTGTACAGAGTGATTGGCACATTGTAGCTGGCGTATTTCTCAATCGGCGGCAAATTTACGGTTGCGGCTGCCATATTTTTTCCTGCTTACGATTTAATATAAACGACCATAAAAAAATAAATAAATCAGTTCCCCGTCCATTTCTTGACGACAAAATTGCTTATCACCAGATTGGCTGTTGTCATGATACCTGCGGCAATGAAACGGACAAACGGTTGTAGTGATGTGGTGTTTGCGGGTACAACGTACAGCGGCGTTTCAAACAGGAAATCTATCGGGTTTGGGAAATCGCCGTTGTTTAGCGTGTTGATGCTGGCGCTTATGGCTGGCAGGGATATGCTTTGTGCTATGCCGTTGACCGTGCAGAAAATGGCAACCACAACGGCTTGAAGGTTGGCAACCGCCGCCGCGTCAAGCTGGTGTATTTTTACCTGAAAATAAATCTTGTCTCCTGCCGTAACACTGCCGGACAATTGGGCGGACAAGCCCACCCAGTCACTTGTTGCCGATGCGGTGAACGCTATGTTTTGCCCAATTCCCGAACCGTTGTTGGCTATGCCATTGACTGCGCCCACAACGGTTGCGGTGTTGCCGCCCGTTAAAGTGACACCGCCCACCGCCGCACCTGTCGCCCCGGACAATGTGCCGCCCGATGTGACCAGGAATTGTGGGTTGGGCGATATGTCCGCCCCCAATCGTGTGTCCTTGCCTATGATGTTGGCAAATAGGTTGGTGGCGGTGGTTTTCCCCATGACATAAGCGCCCAATTTGACGGGATGGATTCCATCAAAAGAATAGGTGCTGACATAATCGAGATAAGAGCTTGTCTGGTCGGTTAATGACGGGTTGGTGTTGTTAAAAATGATAGTGTTTTGGTTCGCAAGATACGCCAACCATTGGTTAAACTGCTCGCCTAACACCCTCATAGCCATATTGTATGAACCGGCGGTGTGCGCAAACGGGGGCAAGCTTCCGACAACCGGTATTGAACCCGCCGCAATAATCATGTTTATCAAAACCGTCACGTTGGTTTTCATGGTAGCCAACAAAGCGGCTACGCCTGCGGGCGTGAAGGTCGCCAAACTTAAAACATCGTTGCCGCCCGTATCGAGCATGACGAAATCAGGGACAAGCCCATAGTCGTTGTTGGCGGGGTTTAGCGCGTCCGCCACAAATGTTGTATGCATGGCGGATGTCGAACCCGTCACACTGTAATTTCCAAGGTAACGCATCACTTTTGAGCCACGCGCCGCCGATGCAATCGCCTCGCCCACACACCAGAAATTCAGGTCGTTGACCTGCTGCATGGCGTACATAGTAATAAACACGTTAGCGCTTACAGAAGTTGGCGTTGTCACGGTGGCCGGTTTGGCTAGGGTAAATGTTATGGTGTCATATTGTACCGTGCCGGATGTTATGCCTGTGACCACGAAACAGCCGTTAAATTCGGATTGGCTTGCACCGCCCATGTAAATGCGCTGGCCTATTGACACGTTGGGAACGCTGGTGGTTTGGCCTGAAATGCTGAACGTAAAGGTTGCCGATTTTGAACCCACAATCGGAACGCTGTATGTGCCTGTATATGTGCCGCTAAACCCGTAGCTGGTGCTGCCGTGCGCCCCCATAGACGCGCCCACGACGGCAAAGCTGGGCAGGTAGTTGAAGTAATACTTGCCGCTGGTGTCCTTGAAATATTTGCCGTAATAGTTATATATTTCACCGGCAATAGTGACGTTTGAATTGAGTGAAATATTGCCTAATGCCGCATCGGCAAAAGCCAAATCGAGCGAGGCATAATTTTTTTGTGCTATTTTGTCAAAATAGGAAAAATTATCATCAAGATGTGACGTACTGGCAGTATTGCAAGATGCAAACTTGAAAGGAACAGTCATTTTTCACCTTCCATGCGTTTTGCATTTATCCTATAATTAAGGAAGGTGCAGCTTGAGCTGATAATCGTGCAGACCAACGCTATTAGCTGCCCGTTGGTGGTCAAAAAATGTTCGGTGTGGTCAATTAGCACCAACCACCCAGAAACGATTGCCGTGGATGCCCACCCAAAAAAGCTGTCATGGTTCATAAGCCCACCCCTGAGAAACACAAGAGTGTGGAAACCCAAAAAAAGGACATAAAAGCCCATAAAAACAATCTTTTCATAATGTCTCCCGACAATAAAAACTACATAATGATTTTACATCAATTCACAAAAAAACCAACTATTTACCGCAAAGCATATTAAAATCAAACATCCATAAACCACCAAGGAAACCCAACATGAAAACCCTGACGGCCTACCACATATTCACACCTAAAAAATATAAAATCCAATGAACAATTTGCTGCCTGATGGAAAGCCGGAAGAAGTCAGCGGCGTTAAAGAGTGTTTAATCAATGGCGGCTTGGGCGGCTTGATAGATTGGGATTACTGGGCGAGAAATAAAAAAATCACACCTGAAAAGGCCGCAAAACTTGCCCATTACATCAACCCGAAAGTTCAGGATAAACACATCGACAGCCTGTCACTTAAATTCAGGGACGACTTGTGCATAGAAATAAACTATCTTAGTAAGTGGTTAGAAGAACGTTCAAAAAAATGGACATTGACTGAACTTGTTTTAGCATTGGATGAATACAACCAAAGATGTTATTACACCCTGTTGCCCTACGGCATGAGACAAGCCGTTAAACCTAACCCACCCGAAACCCTAATGCGAAAAGAGGCGCGGTTGAGCGCGGCGCAAACGTTGGGGCTTGATGTTTCCAAAAACACCCACTATTTTTTCCCGGCCGCCCTAAGAGCCAAGCGGATAGCACGGTTGCAATACCCGTTTAACAAGGCGAAGCAATCAGAATTCACCCGCCAGATTGAAACCAACCTGAACAGAAGCAATCCGGAATCCGACTATCACGCAACATACGGCGCAGCGGATGTTAACCGACTGCTGAGGATGGAACTACGCAAAAAGCCCAGCGAACATATCAGGGCATGGCACAACGCCACAGTAGGCGATTAACCGCCCACAAAGTTACGCAGCTCTTTTGGCGTGGATTTTAACAGCCTTTGGTGCGCCGTCATCTTCATTTGCTTAACCCGCCGGACAATTTGCGAATGGCTAATCCTGATAGGCGTTTCAGGGTTCTTTTCGTTCCAGTCTTTCAGCAAATCCTTGGCTTCCTGCACTTTCTCAAGCTTTTTCTCGTTCATGCCAGCCGCCCATAGCGAGGCAATGTCGCCCTCCACCGCTTTAGTAAGCTGCACCGCTTGATTTTTGTACCTGTCCTCACGGCGTTTTTCCGCCACATCAGTGGGCTGGAATCCCAAGAACTTGGACAACGCATCAATGCCATTGGTGTCCGCCACCTTGCGACCCCGTGCGTCGCTGTATTGCCCCGTGTTCAGCATATCCAACGCTTGCCAAGCGTCTGCAAACGCCTTGGGCATACCTGCCTTAAGCATGGCGGCGGCTTTGTGTGCCGCGTCTTTGCGGGTTTGTGCCGCGCCCCATGCGTCGATGCCTTTTTCCAGCAAGCCACCCACCGGCCCCGCCAGTTCCATCACCTGCCTTGTCTTGTCAGTTTCGGAACGCTTCAGCAGTCCGGTGGCGGGGAACACATTACCCACGCCCAACCGTTGCGACACATCAAACGGCAATCCGGCGGACACGCCATGCAAGGCCGCATCGGCTATTGTCTTTCCGAACATGTCTGACAGCACATCTTCTTTCCATTCCTTTGCGTTTGTGTTGTAACCCAACGACTGCCCCAATGTGTCTATCACATCGTCCGCATCGTCCGCACCGGGCATACCGCCCAAACCGGACAGCACCAACAGCACACCCAAGGCAATAACCCGCTCTTTTGGCGGCAAACGCACCAAAAACTCAATGTAATTAACCGTGAACGTCTTGAACGTGAACAGCATCGAACCCACCGTACCGCGTGACCAATTGGGCCGCGCCGTCTTGTTGTAGACAAATTGCGTGTCGTTCACCGCTTGCCGCGCAAACCCGAACGCATCCGGCTTGTTGGTGGCTTTCGCCAACTGGTAGGCGGCTATGAACGCCACCTTGCGGTTATACGCCTCAGCCAGCGAAAACAGCGAACCCCAAGCCTTAGTCAGCGGCCTCAGCATTTGCGACTGCAACATGCCGCCCGTGCGCCGTGACTCGCTCGCCATCATGTGCGTTTCGTGTGGTGCGGTGATGCCTTCCTCGTCCGCCAGCTTCAGTGCCGCGCCCAATTCGCCGCCTATGTCACCTGTTCTTTGCGCCGCCAGCCTCATCGCCTTGGACAGGATAGCACCCACTTGTTTTGTATTTCCGTACTGCAACAAATACGGGCTGGTGGTGGTTAAGGTTTGTGTCAGGTTTACCATCGCAGAAGCCACCGAACCGCCCAAATACCACGCAAACAGCACATTGCGTATGCCCGCGCCCTGATCTGACGGGTTCTGCACATAGTCGTACAAGTCCATCGCCTCATCTATCACATCACCCTTTTCCTTGGGTATGGCAGAAATGGCTTGCACCATATCGCCAAGGTGCATGTTCTTGGCTGACATCTTGGCATTGCTTTGAATGAACGAGGCCAACACCCGTTGTGCGTCTTGCGAAAACCCCGGCATTTTCTTGCGGTGTATCAGCCGCTTCAAGGCCGAACGGTTGTTTACCGCCATCTTCAAATATTCCTGAAACGCCTTGTCCTGCTCAACGCCCATCATGTTGGCAAACACCTCCATCGTTTCCGGTGTCACGCCACTGAACAGCTTCCAGCTTTTTTGCGACATTGTTCCAGTTGTCACGGTGTAGTTCGGGTCTGTTTCACGGAACGCCCGCGCCATCTGGTTCATTTCCGACACCGTTTCAAACATGCCGAAAAACACCCGCTTTTCATCGCCACCGGGCAACGTTTCCTTGACATCCAACGTGTACCTGCCGAACCGCATCAACGGCGCGTAGCCCTGCTTTTGCAGCTTCAGGATGGTTGCCGCCTTAGCCATGAAAGCCGCCGCTTTCTCGGCATCCGCCACTTGACTGGCATAGTGGTGTGCGGTATCCATCAAATCCATGTCACGGCTGGCAGGCAACAGCTTCATCACCCGCCCCATGCGGAACATCTCCGACTTTGCCAAGTCATCCATGCTCCGGTTCACCGCCGCAAAAAACTGGTGGTACATCGCCACCTGCATGGGCGTATAACCGTCACGCACCAGTTCCGCATCCGTCATCGGCTTGTCATTCAGCGTCGTGTCAAAAATGGCCTTACTGACTGCCTTGGCATCCTTCAGCCGCTTCCACGCCCTGCGCTTCACCAGCTCGTTTGCCGTGTCGCCCAGCGTGTCAAGCTTCGGCAACCACAACGGGGCTTCGTCCGCCTGCTCGTTCATGAACCGCGCCGCGTCCTCCTCGTAATCCATCGACTTATCCACCACCGCCTTGTAATGCTCATCCACCGTCGCCTTGTGCGGCTGAGAGCCCACCGTCCTATGCCATAGGTTGAACACCTTCGGATTGTCCTTGCGGTTTTCAATGAAGCCCGTCGCCGCCTCGGCAAGGTTAGCCATCGAATCAGACAGCTTGCTGTAACGGATGTCGTTGTCCTCAGCAGAAAACGCCCCCGTGTCGCTTTCCGCATTCAGGTTGGAAGGCTCGCCGTTCGGGGCTAGGTGTTGGTTGATATTGGCAGACTTGGCAAACAACGGCATCCCCTCATCCAGCACCTTCTGCCGCATCTTGGGCGTGATAATCAAGGCTGGCTGCATCCCATGCCCAATGTCCACACTACCCACCATGCCGCCCATCCTGCGGGCAATCTCCATCGCCGCCTGCATCACCAAAGACGGCTTGCCCTGCACGTTCATGCCGTTCCCGTCACCGTACATGGCCTGTGTCCAAGCCGGTTGGGTTTTTAAATCATCCCCTTCAATATGGTGCGCCCCCTCTTGGTTCAATGGCGAATTAAGCAGCTTGTCGGCAATTTCATTGCCCAAATAACCGGCAAGTTCATCAGGGCGGACACCGTTTTTTTTAATCACGGTAGACGAACCATTAAACGCCATCAACCTGCCATTCGATTCTTTGTACATGACAGAATCGAAATGCTTGCTCAAATTATACCTGTCTGCCTGTTGCCCGCCCGTCGTCCAAGCCACTACCCCCTGCCCGTTGTCAATGGCTTCACTGATTGCCTTCTTCATCAACAGGCTGATATAGGCATTCGTGGCCTTGTTGTTGGCATCGGTAATGAACGGTGCAGGATGGACACCATCACCCCTTTGTTTAATTTCAGCATCCGTCATAGGCGATACAAACCCATTTTTCCGCCCATCCGCCCCGCGCTGGCTTTGCACTTCCTCCAAGAACAACACCCTGCGCCCTTGCCCATCGGTGCGCGTGTTAAGCCTCAGCCAAGCAATCTGTTTGCCTTTGCCCACATCGCCAAAATGGTAGCTGTCATCCTCGTTATACTTCTCAACCGTGGGGATTGTCACCACCAGCTCTTTGTAATCCTTTCCACCGAGCAATGTCAGTTTTTCCATGTTGTATTTTGATGTGTCCCAATGCTTTTCTGAAAGTATACGAAGTTCGTTCTCTTCATCTACTGTCCTATCTTCTTCTGATTTAGCCAACAAATAGTCAAACCTATTCATTTCTTCCTTGCTAAGGTCGCCGAACTTTCTGCCCAGCACCACATCCTCAACCCTAACCCCATTAGCCGCCAAGAAAGCTTCCACATCTCCCCGTGTCACCTTATCCTGCATGTCAAGCCAGTCATTGATGCCGCTCCAGTAAATCTCATCCTTTTTCACATCAAACTTAGCCGAGTTCCCCGCCAGCCACAACTTCACTTGGTTGGCATTGCCGAACACCTTAGCCGGCGCGCTCCCAATCGCCCGCTTCAAAGACGAATAGAACCTTGCCGCCGGTTCGGTTGCCATTGCATTACCCGACTGCCTCCCCGCATTGTCGAACTGCAAACTGTCCGGTGCGCCGCGCAACGCCTTCATTGCCATATTGCGAAGCTCCTGCTCCGTCAGCGCATTCGCCCACTTCATGAACTTCAACTTGTCCATGCCCTTCAGCGTGTTGCCGATAGCCCGCACAAACTGCCGGAACATCTCCATCACCCGTTGTGCAAGGTTAGCCTTCGGGTTCGCCTCCAAGAAATACGCCAATGCCTCTTCTGTCATGTGTTCGTCAGGCGTACCCGCTTCTTTCGCCCGTGCAAACGCCGCCTTAACGGCCGGGTTGTTCTTCTGCATCCCCTCAAAGCGTCTCAGCAACAGCCTGAAATCAGAATTGTTCTTACCCATGTTCAGGGCATGGACACCCACCTCATGCAGCACCAAGCCCAACAAATGGCTGTCCGTGGCGTGTTTGCTGATGTTGTCCGCCACAAAATAAGTCGTGTCGTCCTTCGGGTTGTAGAACGCCACCACATCACCGTTCTTGCTGTACAGCATGTCAGGCTGGCTTTCCCTAAGCACGAATTGTTCAGCGTCAGGGTATTCTTGGGTTTCCCACGGTTTAGATTCGCCCCGTTCTTTTTCCGTCATCCTCATGCGTGATTGCACATTACGGGCTTCGGTTTCACCCGCTAACCGTTTGTAAAGCCCATTTGTGTCCACATATTTTTTAATTACATTTTTATCGCCTGTTTGTATGCCAAGCACATCTTCTGTTTCTGTTAAAAAAATGTTTAAATATTTTTTTAACGATTCATCAATACCAGCTCGTAATGCTTTCTTAATTTCATAAAGCTTTCCAAAATGCTTATAACTATCATCATATTTTATTAATTCTTCGGTTAATTTTTTCTCGGCATTTTTTTCCGCTTCTAATGCATCTGTGTAGGCAATATCATATTTATCATTACTTTTCCGACCTTTATCACGCCATTCACGACCAGCCTTTGCTGCTATTTCTTCCGTTTTAATGAAATTTTCAGCAACTGGATTTTTCTTTAAAAATTCTAATGTATCAACTATCCGTGTAGTTTCTTGTAAATTTTTACTTGCATTGTCAAATGCTTTTTTTACCAAAGCCATAATTTCATGCTCTGGTAAATTATTTATGACAGAATCAGCATTACCACCTGACGCCCATTTTTCATGTTTTTGTACAGCATGTGTCAATTCATGCAGTATTGTACTAAGGGCATCTTTCACATAAGGCGTGATGCCTATCCCATTATCACCAAACCACCCTTGCAATCCGCCAAAATCAAACATCCCACTGCGTTTTACCAAAGGAATGTCCGCCAAATGTGGGTAAGCGGAAAACAGCTTGGGGTGATCGACAACATCACCCAACCGATAAGGAATATCTGGTTGAAAATTCTTAGACTCTTCCAACTGGTCAATAGGCATTTTTAATGACGCGCCCTCATCCCCTATCTCATAACGCCACTGCTTGTCAGCACCATAAAACCAACCCGTCTCATCATGTATGGCATCACGGCTTAAACCTTGCGCCAACAATGCCTTGGCTTTTTCTAACGCTTTTGTGTCCGCGCCAATAGCCGATTCGCCAGCAAAACTCGGCTTAATATGATTTCCGATAAGTTTTACCGCATCAGCACGGCTGATAACCTTAAACTTGCCCGTCGCCTCCAGCCTGCCGAACCAACCCGCACCAAACACCCTGTCCATCGCGCGTGACAAAGCCTCACGCAAGCTTGCCGTGCCGTGCGGGTTCGCCACTTTTTGAGACTTGCTGAACAGGGGGTTAAAGACATCGCTTTGCCCCCCTTTATTTTCTACCGATTCAGCAGGGCTTCCACTTTCGCTTCCAGTCCGTCCGGCCAGTGTTCCTTCGGAATGAAGTACACTATGTTCATTTCGTTGTCCGTCAGTTCCTTTAGAGCCTCCTCTTGCGTAAACTTCGCCGCTATTGCCGCCATCATTGCTGCGCCTTCCGGTGTTGGGGTCATGGATTCCAAGTTGCTCATATCGATCGCCTATTTTGTTAGGGGCCACCTTTAGATGGCTGATTAAGTCATTGATGTTTTTAAGGATACCGTTTGCCTGTTGCACATCGCCCAATTGATCGGTTTTTCGCCACCAGGCTTCGTCAGTGTAGAGGATGTGGTTTTCGTTGGCAACGAGCGTTTTCAGCAAATCATATGTTTTTTGGTAGCCTTCAGCGTTCCATTTGTCGCCCGTGGAAAAATCGTCCGTTCCTTTGTAGCCGGTGGTGTTGTAGTAAGGGGGGTCTACCAACGATAGCACGTGCTTGCCCTTAATGCCTTTGCTGGCGACTGTGTCGTAACTGCTTGCGGCTGGCAGGTATTCATAACTTCCGCCACGCTTTTTGAATACTTGCGCCTGTTTGTGCGCTGCGGCCATTTCGGTGATGACTTTTGCCAAAAACTGATCGGCAACCGTGCCGTCTGGCAGCACCATGTTTGAGGGTTCGTGTATTTTTAAGCGCCGGTTGTTGAAGGCGAGGTCGCCCAGTGCCGATAGTAAAACTTTGCCTTCTTCGGATAACTTGTCCGCGCCTGATGTCCATGCTCTAATGCTAGCAGCATTTATAATCTTACCCGTACCCTCCAGCGCGTCAACGATATCCGCCAATGCGGATGGCGACACGATGGGTTTTGACTTTTGCACATCAACACCATCTTCCTTAACCGTGACCTTGTTGAGCCTGAACTCTTCCAGCAGTTTACGGTACACGTCCAATGCGCCGGTGCGCTTCAAATCCTCATAAAACTTGTCTCCCCTTTCATGCATCCATTCGATGCGCTTGATGCGCAGCGGGTTAAGATCGCCTATGCGGATGGTTTTCACGTTGGGCAGCACTGCGTTCGCCAATGACGTACTCCACATGCCGCCGCCACCAAACCAATCATCAATATGGGTAATGTCCAGCCTATGGGCAAGTGCATTCAGTGCATTGACAGCCATGCTTAACATGGTGCGTTTGTTGCCTTTGAATGTTGGAATTCCCATAGCAATGTCCGAATCCTTATCAAATGCATTTTTCGCTGCAAGTTTGCTACTGTCATTTGCGTCCACGTTGTGAGTGGCATCCGTGTTTATCTTGCCAACATCATTAATATAATTTTTTGCCGAACCATAAATGACAATGACTTCATTTCGTTTTTTGTCAATCCTTGAATAATCTAACAATGACTGGCTTGGAACAAACGTCTTTTCTATGACTTCGCCTTTCGACTTTTCCGCCCAAGCATCGGCTTGTTCTTTGCTTTTTGTCCATAACTGCAATCGACCATCATTTTCATTGTTGGTTTTTACACGGTACAGCTTTGTTTTTCCTTTCAGGCGTTTCTTTCTTGCTATTTTTATGATTTCATCGGACGGGAACGACATATTCCCTTTGTTTATAAAACCATTTATCCACGCAACCAGATTTTTTCCTTCAAAAATAGGAAGCCCAAAACGATTACCAACAATGATTTTGGATTTTTCCGTATTCACCAAATAATTGACACGCGCTTTTAATTTTTCTATGGCATCGCCCGTCAAATGGTTTTCCTTTGCCAGCCTATTCAACATCTCACTGGCTTTTAAATGCCCCATGCCAATGAATGTTTCGGCTATAGGATGAGCCAATTTCCTGATAATTTCGCCTATATTATTTTCTGATAGCGTGTTTCCAGTGTGATCGCCATCATTGATTCCGGTGGTTTCTGTTTTGTTTTTTTCATTTCCTGTTTTTTCATTCAATGATCCTGGCTTATTTTCAATTATATTTTCTTTTGGCTTAGGTTTTTCGCTATGGTTTACAGCCTTATGTTTATTGATTTCATCAATATGTTCTACGCCAAGAACATCACTGGGCTTATTTGCGCCCAATCCAAGATATTTTTTATGGACTGCAATATATGCACCATGCAATTGCTCTATTTGTATCGAATCAGCCGCGTCATTGCCAAACTTTGCGCGGATAATGTCCAGCGCATACTTTGCTGCATCCTTAAATTGGTAATAACCTTTCATGATCGCCACATCTATCAGCTTAACCATGATAGGGAACAGCTTGACATCATCATGTTCAGGAACGGCTTTAAATGAGTTCAAATCCCTAAAGTAATCGCCAAGTTCGCTAAGCACATCATCCAGTTCTGCATCCAACTTTTCTTTTTCTGTAAGCTCATGTGGCTTGTCTTGCCCCATAATGACAGGCTCATTGTTGGGTTTGGTTTCCGGTTTTATGTCAACTGGCTTGGTTTCAGCCTGTTTTTTGGCTATCAGGTGGTTGGCATAGTCATAGGCTATTTTTCCCAGATTAATATCCCCTACGGTGTAATTGTGTTTTACGCCAGCTAATTTTTGTTTCTTGTTGAACTCGTCCTGTTCCTCATTTGTCATGCGATTCCGTTCATTGCGTGACTTGTCTTTTATTTTGTGTTCTTCATGCACTTGCGTTGTTGCGCCATTGTCAACCAATCGCTTTACATGGTTTTTTAGTGTGTCGGTTACACCGCCAATGTTCATGCGCTCAGAAAGCCGTTTTACAACGGTAGCCTTGACATGCGGCTTAAGGTTTTCACCAAACCCGTCGATGTCCTGCATCTCGGCTTTTTTCTCAGCGTCTTTTTTGTCCTGTTCCGCCTGTTTTTTATCCTGTTCTTTTTTGCGCTTGGATGCTTCCGCTTCTTCCGCATTTTGTTGGTCTGCATATTTCCTTGCTTCATAAAGGTTAAAAAAAACAGCATCTCCACCAATACCATGCTCGCCTTTTAAACGCCTTTCCCTATTTTCGCTTGTCTCAACATAATGCTTTATACCCCGCGCATCGTCATAAATGCGTGTGCCATTATGCTCATACTCCTTTCTGTTTTTGTTAACTAAATCAACAAATTTTTCATGCAATATTGCCGCCGCCGCTTTTGACAGCTTTTTTTCTTTAACGATCTTGTTGTAATATCCATGTGCAGTATTGGGGCCATCCTTCAAATATATGTCAAACAGGGCTTGTGCTTGTGCGTCAACAGGCTTGGTTTCCGCGCCAGCCTGAACCGGCGCGGCATCCATCAGCAGCGATCCTTTTTGCCCTTCGCTGGCATCGGCGCTTTCGCTGGTGCTTTTTGCTTTTTCATCGGTGTTCTCCGTGGTTGTGGTGGCCTCGTTAGAGGGGTTATTGGTTTCTTCAGGCACTAAATCTTCGCGGCGCACGGGTATTTTTAACGGCTCGCCATTCCTTGCCTTATATCCGTTCAACTTGTCTTTGCCGCTGTCCAACTCGTCTTGGCTGATATGCACCAACATGCCGTTGGCCTTGTTCCTGAACTTAACCAATTTTGGTTTTTCCGGTTCAATCGGTGTCGCATCATCCGCTTTCCACTCTTCACCATGCTGGTCAACATAGGTGTTTTCGTCTGTTTTGATGACAGGCGTCCCGTCATTCAGCTCATGCGTTGGCGTGAATTCCGCTTGGCCTCCCGTTGCATCTTTATGTTCTCCAGCGCTTCCTTGAGCTGCTTCCGCAACAGGTGCTGGTTTTGTTGTTTCGGCATTGTTTTCTGATGTTCCTTGATTTATTTTAAATATAAATTTGCCGTTCTCTCTCGCGCGTTGCGTTGCTTCATGATCGGCATTGCTTTCAGTTGTTTTGGTGTTGTTTTCTGATGTTGACGGGGCATAAGTTATTTTCATAAGCGCGTCGTTCAGCGCTTTAAAATACATGCCATGAATAATTTTATTGGTGCGCTCTTTTAATGGTATTTCAATTATTTTTTTAACAAAGTCCAGCCCGTCCTGCTCGCTTGCGCCATTTTCCGTAAAGCCTTTGATAAGCTCGTTACGGTTATGCAACGTACCATCAGCGGTTGCTATCAAATTCGGTATGCCTATCACGGGCTTGGGATTGCCGTTGAGAGCCATGTACATTTCACGCTTTGCCTTTACAGGATCGCCATGTTCCGCCAGCCTGTCTTGGTAAAATTCATGTGCATTTATCTGTGAGCCGTCATCAAAAACAATGGTGTCTTTCGTAACTGGTTTGTAATGGCCGGACTGGGAATTTTGCGGCGTTTCTGAATTATCGGCATCCTGTTTTCCGGCATCTTCTGTTTTCTTAGGCTGCAACAAATGCGCACCACCACCCATCGACGCGCCCATCACGCCACCGGCAATACCGCCCTGTATGCCGGCATTGGTCACGCCTTCATTCACGTCTTGGTTGGGGTTGGCATAATCGCGCCGCGCCTCGTTCATCACACGCTGTTCCCATGCCGATTGCAGGCCTTCCTGTAATCCTTCTGTGGCAAAGCCTTTGCCTATGGTTTTCAACAAACCATCTTCTGTACCATTGACGGCCCTGTTACGCAACAGGCCCATTGCACCTCCACCAGTCGCCATGCTGATAAGCCCCGTGCGTATTGCCGTCTTGGCAAACACATCATTGGCGGCCTTTTTAGACAAGATGTCCCGTGTCTGGTAAAGGCGTTCTTCCGGTGACAGGTTCTTGTCGGTTTCGTTATGGTAAACATCCTTGAACATAGGATGTTCGGCAAGCTTGTCCAGTGGCGTTTGACGTATCTCATCCTGCACTTGCGCGGCATTGCTTGCGCCCGAGTAGATACCTTCAGACGCGGAAAAGCCCGCCGCCGAACCTATCGCCGTGCTTATGTGTGCTGGGTTTATATGGCTTGCCACGCCTTCAGCCAAGCCTTTGCCCAACACGCCCGTACTGGCTATCTTGGCTATGCCTTCGCCAAGCTTTGCCGCTTTTGCCATGCCAGTGGCAACATGCGCCAAACCATAACCCGGGGCCATCATAGTCACCATGCCTGGGACTGATCCGGATATGTCCTGTATGGCAGTGCCTAAGTTGTAACCGCCATAATTCCCGTCCTTGTCCTCAATCGTTTTTTGCGCGTCCTCTTGCGCGGCTTGCGATTGCCGTGCCGTCAATGTGTCATTAACCCTGCGGTTTGACTCTTCTAATAAATGCGACACCTTATCTGCGCCCAAGGCATTAAGACCCATGCTAGCCAAGCTGCTGGCATCGGAAACCCCTTTAAGCATCGGTATAGAAACATAGCTCCTAAAATCCCCCGCTTCTTCCGGTTTGGGTTCTTCAGGCTTAAGACCTACAAAATCACCCGTATAGCCGCGCCTTCTGGCATCCTGCATCAGCTCTTCGTCTGATTTTCCGGAAAGGCTAGGGTTTATTTGTCTGGCATAATTTAAGTCTATGGCCATTTTCTATGTCTCCCGACATTATTAAATTTATTGATTTTTTTGTTGGCGAGGAACTAATTCCGCTAATAACTTAAGTTTTTCTTCTTTATTATATTTCTTGCTATCCATTATTCTTTTAATTTCTAAATTAGGCTCAGTTTTTTGGTTATAAGTGTTATATATCCCTTGTGCCTGTTCCATGTACATTTTTTGTTTGTCTTTTCCTAAAAGATTGTCTTTTACCGATTTGCCATAGCCTTTTGCCGCATCCCAAATGTCTTGATAAGGATGGGCTTCTTCTTGCAAAGTATTGGCTTCTTCTGAAGGTTTATTATTGGTCAAAACATTCAAGCCTGGTTTTTCATTTGTGCGGCTAAACATGCTTTGTGTTTCTTGTTGGTTTGCCATGCCTGCAATCTGTTCAGCAGTAACCACTTGGTTTGTTCTTGGATTAAACCGTGCTTCTTGTGTAACTTCCTTTCCATCTGCATCTGTTGCTTTTTTACCATATTGGTCATAAACTGGTATTTTTACATTTACCCACTCATTTGTTTTTTCAAGCTTTTTGCCCTGATTGATAAGAGAACTGATATGCGACCTTATCTGCGGGTTGCTGTTCAGTTCATCAATCAATGCGGTATGCCCGTTGATCTCATTGGCAATATCATCGCCTGAAAAAGCAGCAATATTGCTGTAGTCCGGTTTTAATGGATGCCTGTCAGTTGTCATAACGGCGGGCTCGATAGCTCCACCTTGTTTTGTGACTGCCAAATGAATGCCAAACCTGCCAGTAGGTTTTCCCTGCCCGTCATTTATCGGAAAAATGCCTTCAACCTTTTTATCCAACACTTCTTTGCCATCCACGCCATTATTTATATGGTGCTTAAATATCGTGTTGAACGCATCTATGGCTTGCGGATTGTTTTTACTTGTTATGTCGCCACCCTGATAGTTTTTTAGGGTGTCTTGCAGCGTTTGTGCGGCATAATGATATTTGTCAGGGTTATCGTAAACGTCATATAAATTAAAGCTTTTGGCGGTTAACAAATCATTGTGCAGTTGGTCTAAGCCTTGTTTGTTTGTTGGCGGAATAAATTTTCCGTCATCAAAATAATTTTGCAGCCGTTGGTTTGCTTCTTCTATCTTTTGTTTTTTTACCGCTTGATCCCTTTCATATCTGGCATTTTTTGCCGCTTCTTCAGAGGCATTTATTGCCGCATTTGCCCTTGCCTGTTCACTGGCGGCATTGGATTGGGCGACGGACAATATACCATTCCTATATTGCGCTTCAGCCTTTTGTGTGGCATCTTTTATTGCCCTGTCGGCATCCTCGTTGGCATCTTTTGTGTCCAGTTCAGTTTGCTTAAACTTGCTTTCCGCCGCATGTTGTGACTTAACCTCGTTCAAGGTGGCGTTCTGCAAGCCATACGTCTGCTGGAACTGCTTGTCCTGCCGTTCCGCCGCCGCCTTCCGTTCCTCTTCCTCACGCTTGGCCTTCATGGTTTCGTTCACCATGCCGTAACCTTGTGCAAACCCGTCAGCAAATGACATAAATCCCCCTAGTTAAACAATCCGCACAAACCGGCAATCGCCGCCGCCGCACCTATGCCAAGGCCGATCGGCCCTAACGCCCCAAGTTCAGGCATTGAAGCCATCAAGCCAGTTTCACCAGCCGCTTCGCCTCCAGTTGCCAATGCGCCTTCCCCCAATGCCTCGCCTCCTGCCACGGTTGCATCGGGCGCAAGCGATGCCAGTTCCGGTGTCAATGATTCTGTTGCCGCCGCTGTACCGGATGCGCCCAATGCGCCAGTACCGGAAGAACCAATCACCCCCATTCCTGCACCTGACAAACCAGAACCGCTGCCTGACAAGCCACCAACTGTGCCGGACAGGCTTGTTGCAGGTGCGCCGCTTGCCAAGGTGGACATTTCCGGTGTTATTGAAGAAACTGCGGCGGCGTTTCCAGGCGCACCTAACGAAGCCGCTTTTCCAGCTCCTGAAAGGTAACTGGAAATCTGCGGGTAGGCCGCTATGCCCAACGCGCCCAGTGAACCCGCCATCTGCCCTTGCGCCTGTGCTTTTGCCGAGCGGTTAGCCATCGTCATATTAGCCCGTGCCGCCTGTAGCTGGTTGGCAAGCTGTGTTGCCTGATCGCTGGCATTCAGCGCACCTTCTAAGTTTAGCCGTCCTGTCTCAAGCAAATTGTTCATTATTTTTGCCCCACTGTCGCCGCTGCGCCCAATCCGCCGCTCATCACGGCATTCTTAAGGTCTTGGTCGGCCTGTACGGTTGAATTGTTGGCGTTCGCATTGCTCGCCGCGTTTGAAATGCCCGTGTTGGTTGCCAAGGCTTGGCTTTGCAATGCGTTCATGCCTTGCCCAAAACGTGACAAGTCGCGTGACTGCTGCCCCGCCGCGCTGGCATAGGCATTGTTCACGCCCGTCTGTGCGTTTTTAAGGCTTTGCGGCAAGAATGTAGTTTGCAATCCCGTTCCCATCTGGCTGATAAGATTGTTTTCCTGAGGCTCGAAACGGTTCTGGTAGTCCTGCCATTGGTTGTTGATCAGGTCGGCATTGGCGTTTGAAGCCACCGTGTCAATGGAAGAGGGTATCTGGCTAGGTGCTGAACTGCCCATCACGCCCCCGCATTTTGGTTGATGTATTTATTGGTGAGCGCCGCCATGCCCATCCCCGCAACCGTTCCGGGTATGGCAAGATTGTTCTGCTGCTGCTCAAAGGCATTTCCGGCGTTTTGTTGCTGCCCCGTCACTGACTGTTGGGCAACCGAACTTAGGCCTTGTATCGCCCCTGTAGACTGTCCTTGCCCCATCGCCACAATGCCTTGTTCACCTTGCAGCATCCGGTTAGTCACGCCTTGGTTGGCGGTGTTGGTGGCGTTCGCCTCGCTTGCGGCTTCCGGCAAATAATCGCCCATGCCAAGCCGTTGCCCACCCATAGACGCGCCCACATTGCCTGTTTGCGGCCCATTGGCTTGCTTAAGCGTGGTCGCTGCCATACCAGCCGCCGTGTCATGGTTGCCTTGGCTGTCCATGTTGGCGACTTGGTTCATCCATTGGTTTTCCAGCGGGACATACTTTTGCTGGTAATACTGCCACTTTTGGTTGGCGACATTTGCCAATGCGCGTTGTTGCGGGTTGTCTTGGTTGACAATCTGGGAGCCTCCGCCACCGCCGCCATAAAACTTGACGGGCAATAACAGGCAAAAAGGCCATAGGTTCTTAACCTTCATACGGGTTTCCTTACGCCCTCTCGGCGTTAGTCTTAGTTTACGGCGTAAACTCAGTGCTTGCCTTGTAAACCCTGAGTTTACCGGGCAAACTAATATTTACTTAAGTATCATGGTTTACCTTGATACCCCTTTCTTCCATACGTTTTTTGATGGATTCCAATCGGTGTTCAAGTTGCCTGACATGAGAATCGCTATAATGCATGTTCAACAAATATGCCTCTTCAACCGTGACAGTTCCCTTACAAAGCAAACCATTTAATATTTTTGTCCTTTCCAACTCGGCAACCGCCTTGTTAAGTTCGCTTTGCCATTCAAACGGCGTTTTTTTGTCGTCCATGTGTTTTTGATAATTTTCAAATGCGTTGTCACCACTTATAATAGAGCTGCTTCCCATAATTACCTGCCTAAATTGCAATTTTATATTCGCTGACGCATTGCCAGCCGTTTTTCTTGGCGACGCGCCTGAACCCCTCACGGGGCGATCGGAAAACTATCGAGGTGGCATGGATGGATTTTGCAATCAGGGCAATATCCTCGCGGTACGTTTCCAAGCCGTCATCCGCCATACTGTAACATAGCCAGACAAAAAGCTCCTTAGCCAATGTGTAAGGGTTTTCCTGTGGTTGAACAACGACAAAGCCATCTTTGCATGTATAGCAGAATGCCCTGCCCATCAGGCATTGCGCGTAAACGTCCTCGGGCTTCCAGTCCATGCCCAAACCCTGTATCTCTTCCACAAACGGCTTTATGGCATCCCATACTTGCCGAATGTCACACAACTCAAAACGCCCGAATGTCATACCGCCCCTATGCAACGCCACTTGCTTGTCACGCCATTATATAAAAAACTGGCCGTCAGCTTGTTGGTGGAAACAGTGGTTGTCGGCAATGCCACCGTGCTTGCCTCAAATGCGCTACCCCATGTGATTGCCCGTGCCGCCGTACCCGTTATTTCAATCAACAACGCATCGCCTTCATTGGGTGTTCCCGTCATGGTGAACCCGGTTATTGCAACCGCCAATCCCCTAATTTGGAATATGTCACAATTGTCAGTGTTGACGGAAGGCGTAGCCGTTGACGCAACCTGTATCACACGCCTTGTGTTGCGTTTGTTTGTGAATGTTATTGCTGAACTGGCATAACTTGACAGTTGGCTTGCTACATAAGTCAAAGTGGCATAACTTGACAGTTGGCTTGCCACATAAGAAACGCTGGCAAATCCTTGGGCGGCAACAAATGCGGAAACAGCAGACCACGAAGGGAACAAGGACATGCTTGAGCTATCATCTTGATTGTTGCTTTTGTTTGCCGTGTTTTCAGGCGTGTAACCCAGTGCATTTAATATCATTAGGTTGGTTATGATATTGTTCACAGATTCCGATGTCATCTGTGTGAATGAATTGACACCCTCGCGCACCGCCGACAAAAAGTTCTTTAATATCGGGTCGCTAACATTGGGTACTGACGGCACTTTCCTTGTCATGACAACTCCCCAACACTGTTGGCAATGGATATTGAATCAACGGAACTCGTGCCTGACAACTGCACATAAAATTCCTTGGCACGGTAGCCGGAAGGCAGCCTAAAAACATTGTTGTCGCTTATCGCCGCACTGAACACCGGGTATCCGTCGGCCCATAACTGCAATGTCACCGCCCCGCTGGCATAGATACGCCCACAAGCCGGGCATATGGGCATAGGCACACGGACAGGCTTGCTCTTCCATGTGAACATCATTGCATTGCCGGTCTCCCAGCTCCAAATAATGCCGGTGCTGTCCAGCAAATACAGCGTGTCGGTTGACAGATCATTGTAGCCGCCAACAATCGTAGGCAAACCGCTTAATGTCGTCAGCACCGGGGGGCTTTTGCGCATGTCAAACATGAACCCGTTTGCGCCGGAAAACCCAACATAAACGCCTTCATAGTAAAACCCGTACAAGGCCGCCGGAGGGAACGCCGCTTGCCATTGCGGTAAGGTATAAAAATCCAAGGTGGCGACATCAATTTGCGCCTGCTGTATGGCAATCAGACCGTCCGGTGAAGCCGCCATAACATAGCCGCCCATGTCCACACAGCTTTTGCGGAACGGTACGGATTGTGCGCTGTCAATCTTGATTGCCGTCAGCAAGTCAGGTGATGTGCCGGTGACAAGGTAAGGGTTTCCCTGTGTGAACACCACAATAGAATCCGTTGTGACCGCCAATGCCGTTATCAGGAACGGAAACGCAAGCTCATTGTTGGGATTCCATGCATGGGGCATGAACAGTTCGCTGACACACAAGGTGTTGCCGTAATAACCGACAAAAAACCCGCTGCCCGTTGACTTTAGGCCAATCATTGCGGCGGGCGGCGCAAACCAGTTGTTTGATGGCAATGTTTCGCCCAATGCAGTGTCGGAAATGCTGTCGGCATACGACAACGTGCCTATGGCAACATCGGCAACAAACTCAAACGTGGTGCTGTTAGTTCCTTGTGCGGTGCGGTAAATTCGCCTTAAACCTGTGCTAAGGTTGTAATTGATGAGCGTTTCCGTACTGAAACCCAGCGTCACGGTTTGCCCGTTTTGTACGGAAATGACAGCCACCGGGGTTTTCATGGGCGGCCCTTCCTCGCCCAACGGCGACACATAAGTGAATGTGTAAAACCGCTCATAGGCCGTTCCTGTGCCAGTGCCGGAAACAACCGCGCTGGCTATTTTCCCGTCCGAAGGTTGCGGTATGCCCAGCCTGTAGCCATTTGGTGTTCCATTCCCCGACGGCCTTCCCGTAAACGTGTATTCAGGATAGCCCTTTGAAGGGTCGGTGTAATAAACCCTGCCATACAAATCAGCCGGGACAGGGCCCATTGCAACATCGACATTAGGCGAATCCCAATACAACCAAGGTGGTGATGAATATTTGTAAATGGTGGAAGGCACATAGCCCAATGTGCCGGATGGGGAAGCCGCCACCTGGGTCAAACCGTTCAATGGCCTGATAGAACCACGGTCAACACGTAGGTTTTGCGCCACGGTGGCCATATTGGTGTCCAGCAGCGGCGGGTTGACTTTAGGGGCTATGCCGCCAAACTGGCCTATGCTGATGCTCATTGCATTGCCTTGTCATTGTTGGCATTGGTGTCTCCGCTGAACTTTCCGCCAATCGCCTGCATGAACATCTGGTAATGCGCTTGGCTGCGCTGCGCTTGGTTGGCGCTGTCTGAATCTTTGGCAAATGCACGGTACAACACATAATCCAGCAACGCATTGCGGTAATACGGCATTATTGTTATCTTTTCGCCTATTGCACAATTGGTTATCTGTTGTGGTATCTGCGCGTATATTATTTCAATGTATTGCGGGTAATTGGGTTGTGGTGGCCAAACATAAAATGCCGAGTTGTTGTCCACTGCATCATACATTACATGGACAACCGATCCGGATGGGACATCGCTAGTCCATGACGGATAAAACCTGTCCATTGTTTTTCTGTCTATTTGCCTTATTGCCGCGCCCGGTGTCTTTCCGTCTACTCCCATATTGCGGACAAACTCGACAATGCGGATAGAGTCCTCCGGGGATGATTGCAGGCTGCCCGCAACCAATTGTATTTGTTGTGTGTTGGCATTTGAATTGACAACCTGTGTTGCCACCTCAAGTTGTCCGGCATTAAGCCACGACAACAGTTCACTTTGTGTCCAGCGTGAAAATGCGACATCATTCAAAAGCACCGACGCATCGTTAATTATTGATACGGCATCCGTCCGGTAGGACGGTTCTATCGTTATTGAAAAATCATAAAAATAACCGTCCGAACTGTACCCGTCAACAGAATAATTGAGCATGGCTGGGCCTATGTTTTTTGTCAGTCAAAAGGCATCACATGGTCACCAAGGCGCGGTAAATGGCGTCTGTCATGATAACGCCGCCCGTATTGGGGTCGGGATGGATGCCGTCGCTGTAATACCAAGGGCAGTAGGCATTGGTGAAGGCATAGGCCGAGGCGTTGTTGTTGGGTAGCCCAAAATAGCCTTGCATGTCGATGAACGAGTAACCGTTGTCCGTTGCGATTTTACGCATGACTTGGGCAAAAGCCGTCATAGGGTAAGCGTTGGTGTTGCGTTGGTTTTCCGCCGGGGAAATCAGCAGGATGTCACACTCCGGCAATACCGAACGTATATTGGCTATGATGGTTTGCAGGTACACGCCATATTGCATGGGGCTGTAGCCGTTGATCTGCTCGTTTCCGCCAAACAGCAGGGTGACAACATCAGGGTTAAGGGCTTGCAGGTTTGCCGCCCATGCCGCTTGTGTGACATTGGCCCATTGTTGGGTATATGAGCCGCCCCCGGCTATTTTATGCAGCCTGACGCCATTGGCCGAGCTTTGCAGGTCTATCCCTGCCAGTGTGACTGTGCCGGACACCACTTTAATGCGTAAGGTGTTGGCAGTTCCGGGTATGCCGCTCAGTGTAATATGCCCCGCGCCCACTGTGCTTAGGGAGATGTTGCCGCCATAGGTTGACCCATCGTTCCATGACACGGCAATAACGCCCGTGCCGTTGCCCGAATAGTACAGGATGGCGGCTGTCTGGTTTGCCGGGAATCCCAAACGCACATAGTCATTTGCAGTTGAGCTGGCAATAGTGGACAAGGATGGCGCGTTGCCGCTGGCGTTGTTGTATGAACACACCCATGAACCGATGATTTGAAACAGGGATATGCCGCCCGTTAGCCCCCATGACGCGCCCAGATCGCATGTTGAACCGCCGCCCGAATATATCGGCTGGTTGCCTGTCGTCCACGGGGCGGAATTGTATGGGGTTTGGAAGCCGAAACCGAACCATCCCATACCTGCGTTGCCGTATGATCCCCAAAGCTTGCCCAACAAGGGGCTAGTCCAAATGGCTGCCCATTGGGTGTAGGAGTCGCCAATACAGGCTATCACCAGTTGTGATGTGGTGGTGATGCTTGATGTGTTGGTGTAACTGGCAAGCCCCAATGCAATGCGTTGTAGTTTAAGCCGAACGGCCCTTAAGTAACACAAACCGAACTTGTTATCTATCGGCTGAGAGGTGTAAAAGTTGCCGCCTAAGTCCATAACGCCGCCGCTTGATAGCGATTCAGACCCGATTATATTGTTCAGGCTGCCAACGCCAAGGTAACGCGCACCCAGTGTGTTTGCGTCGTATTCGTTAGAGCCAACAAGGTTTGCGACACAAGAGCCGTCAAGGTAGAGGCCATAACCTGTGTTGGCGGTGAACACGTTGTTTTCCACTACATTGTTTTGGCCTTGCAAAAACAGGCCGTGGCAACCGTTCTGCGCACCTTGCAGGATGTTGTTGGTGAACACGTTATGGTTAGCCAACAAGCCGGCACCGATATTGCCCGTGCCGCCGCTGGTGCAGTTGCTTAGCCCTATGTTGCCGTCAATGGTGTTGTAACCGGATTGGTTGTCAACGGTGATGCCTTCCAAGCCGTTGCTTATCAGGATATTGGAGGTGATGCGGCAATAACGCGCTTCTGACATCAGCAAACCGACCGCGCCATTGTTGTGCGAATTGACTTTGTTGACACTGCATCCCGTCAGCCAATTGCTGGATGACGCGCCCCATAGCCCAAGACCTTGACCGCCGCTTTTGCGTGTCTCAAAATTCCTGAATGAGCAGTAGTTGCCCCAACACGCTATGTTTGCCCCGTTGCTTGGCGACAAATTTGCGCCGTCAAACACGCCATTGCCTGAAATGGCCCAGTAGTTGTTGGAGATGTACAGCATGGTGGCGAATGTGCCGGTTTGCGTGACCACCGCGCCTTCCTGCACGTCAACATGAACATAGTCCTTGGTGCTGGTTATCTGTGATTCCCATAACCATGTACCGGGAGGTATGATGATCTTTCCACCCGTACTGCCTAGGCTGTTCATCGCCGCAAGGAACGCCGCCGCCGCCCCGGATGTGCTAGGCACTGCGCCATAGTCGGTTATTGAAACCGTTTCGCCCAGTTTGGCGGCCACGTTTCTGGCCACTGCACCAGCGCCTGTTTGGATAATGCCTATCAGCGCCGCACCCGCGCTTGAAATTAGGCTTGCTATGGATGACACGCTCCAGTTGGCGTTGGTTGCAATACCGCTAAAGTTACCGTCAATTTGTGTGGTCGTAAGCCCGGTGTTGCTTGCCGAGCCACGCAAAACAGGGCTAAAACTGGAAGGTGGTGTCAATGACATGGATAACCCCTAAAATCTATCGGTAATAAAGCGTGACGTGGCTAATCCCGTCAGCGGTTGGATTCCTTAATCCTGTCTTGATGTAACGCTTGGCCTCATCTATGCCAGCATCAAATTTGGCTTTGTAGAATTGCGCCAAATCAGGGTTGCTCCATTCGGCATTGGGTTGTGCCATCAGCAGGAACTTTGAACCTGCGGTGATATGGTCAAACCAGCGGTTGCAGAACTCATTGTCCAGTGTCGGCAATGCGCTCCTGTCCGGCATCATTGACACGTTGACAGTCAGGTAGGCCGATCTGTCTATTCCGCTGTCCGGCGTGATCTGGAACGTGTTTGAGGTAAGGCAGCAGAAGAACTGCACATAATCGTCAGACTGGTCTTGCCGCCATCCCGGTACATTCTTGTCCAGCCATTGCTGGCTTGCACCTTGGACAAGATTGTTGAATATCTGGTACTCATTCGAATAGTCCAAGTCGTAACCCGTCGGCGGTGTCGGTGATGTGCTTTCCGAACCGTCCGTGAAAAAATAAACGGTGTAACTGCCATTGAACAGCATCGGTGATATGACGCTGTCCAACTGGAATCCGGTAGGCACGACGATGGTGTAAATCCCCGTGCTGACATCCGTAGCCACATTGCTTGATACAGAATAACTCAAGTCAGTGGCGGGGTTGAGCGTGTAACGGTAAGCCGTAGTGTCCTTGCAAAATGTCCTGAACGCCTCGCGCACCGCCCGTTGCACCAGCGGTATCGGAACACCGGGGCAATCCATCACCACATCGTCATAAAACGTGGTGTAATCAGCCACGGCGCACCGTGCGCGTCTTAACCATTACGGATGGCTTTGTTTCTTCACGCTCGGCAACAACAGAAAAAATGCCAGCATACGCCTGTCCTGACAACACTTTATCGGCATCCGCCTCGTCAAGCTCAATACAAGGGCTGTACTGGCTTAACGTGGCGACACAAACTCCATCCACATAAACAGGCATTGGCTCTTGCATATCTTCCCGTATAGCAAGCGTGACTTTTTTCATTACAGCGTACCGGCAAATTCACCATCAACCATTATGCCAATATTGGCACATGCCGTGGAGGCCGCAGGTGTCGTTGTCGATGTTCCGGCGGTGATCAAAATCCCCAAATAATAGGAATTTTGCAATGTCGACCTTTGTGCCAATTGGTTTGCAACAGACGTATAGTTTTCTACGGCTTGTGGGAATGTCTGAAACCATTCATTGTTCATTCCACCCGCCAAGACTAATTGGGTGTTTGGTATCGGATATGCCGGAGTGGTGGTGTTGCTTGCGCCTCCGACTGCACCCGTACCCGCCAAAACACTAAATGGGACAGTTGCAACTGAAGGAAAGACTGCTTGTTGGTTAACCAGGGTTTGTGCTTGCGCCAATGTTGCAGTCGCGGCACTTACATACTGATTGGTTACTGTTCCACCAGATGGCGGAACTGCACCGGCCTGTAAAATGATGTCCGGTAAATTTGCAGCCACACCATACGCACCGGACGAATTGCCGACAAAAATGGAATTGTTTTTAAGACGCAAACAAAACTGAACCGTCGCCGATGTTCCGCCTGATAATAACGCCTGATCAGTTTGCAAAGAAACCTCTTGCAACCGGACACCTTGCGGAATTTCAACAAGTGGTATTTCAATCGTATCGCCGGAAACCAACGTAAGAGAATTGAAATAACTTGATAATTTTGCATAACCAGCAAATGTCGCGCCTGACGAGTCCTCGCCAGAATAAATGGGCTGTCCAATAGAAGCGCCCATTTGATAATATTTTGACATGATCTTTAACTCCTAAATGGCACTTCCGCACCGTGGTTGGTTTTAATATTTGCCCGTTCCGGATGCAGTTGCCCCGGCATAATCAGCAGTGCCGATTGCCGGTGCATACGAGTCAATCACCAT